GGAGTAAGTGTAGCAGAGTCAGTAATGTAATTTATAAACTTATTAGCTGTAGTTGTGGTATCTTCACTCGCTTTATATTTTGGATAATTTAATAATAAGCAATTTTTTAAAGAATATGCCAAATTATAATAAATATTTATTGAGTAAATTGAAGATAATAATAATTTCTTAAGACCTTTAAAAAATACTTTTAAATATTCTAAAGTTGAATTCAAGTTTGAATATTTTATATTTCTTAACATTATTAAAAATGTTCTTATAAATTTTTGATAAGGTTTTTTATCTTCTGTAAAATTTCCTCCAGGAACATCATTAAAATTATATTGTTTGTATCCATAACTATATTTATCTGTCCCAGTTATTGAACTTACACCATCTGCTAAACTACCGTATCTATCTTCAAATGTATAATTATTATTTACTTGCTGTAATATATTTGCTGGTTTAGAACTAGGTCTTGTTGTTGAAGCTGCTCTCATTTCGCTTATATCAAAATAACGTAATGAAGCACTATGATCTTCAAAATCATTTCCAATATATAAATATAAACCAGATTCAGCATATCTGTATTTATCATTATCTGGTTCTATAATAAATAAACCTCTTGCAACTCCAACACTATCTTGTTTTAATAAGGGTTTTGTAACTATGTGTATTTTTGTATAATCTTTTACATATTTTTTATTATCATATGAAATCGCTAATTGAGAAAAATTTAGTAATCTATTATAATCTGGATTAGTCTCAACATAAGTATTAGATAAGACTTCTAATCGTGTATTATCCCAATAAGATTGATTATTTTGATAATTTACATTAAATTCAACTGTTAAAAATGCTTCAATTATTTTAATATAAATATCTAATAAAAATATTGTATAATATATATTTTTGACAATTGCTTCATCAAATTGTAGTTTAGTACCGCCTATTCCCGCTTCAGTCAATATTTTATTATAATAATGTAAGTGTTGTTTTGTTTTTGTACCGTCTGCAACTAATTTTTGTATTTCTGCATTAGTTACACCTGCTGCAGCGCTCGCATATTTAGATTGGTCGATATTTAAATTAAAACAATTACTTAACGTGTTTTTAAGAATTTCATTATTAAAAGTTGTGGTTTGAAGTATATTTAATTCATTAGAATTTGCTGCAGGGATTGGTAATTTATCAGTTGTAGAATAACCACCGTTAGTTAAAGTACCTTCAAAAGATGGAACTAAATATGTTATTGCCGCTTGAAAAATTGTATTAGCATTATTTATATCTCTAATAGTACCACCTTCTTGAAAGTTACTAATTGAATTTTTTTTAATAATTGATAGCAGTTCACCAAACACTTTGTATAAATCTTTATAATTATTATTTTGTGATGTATCTATACTAGTAGACATTATTTATTTAATACTCTATTATTTTAAAATATATTATATTTTTAAATACAAGACCTATAAGAAAAAGATTCGCCGCTATTTTCATTATACCTATTTATTTTAACTATATCTCCATGCTTTAATCCAATCCATTTAGCGATAGGATCGCTTTGTAAAATTACATGCATATGCATCTTCGTTCTTGTCATATACTCCTTCATAAATTCTTTTGCTTCTTCTTCTGTAAGTTTAGTATGCGTGGGAACATACTCGTGTTTTGTAGGATTGAACATCAACTGTTGCAATGTAAAATATTGAAGTTGTCCTCCGTTTTTTTGGAAAAATTTGTCATATTTATTTAATAAAGATTTTACTGTTGTTGATATTGATTCATTATTAAATATCAATATAACATTAATTTTTGACCCGTATTTACTAGTAAAATCGTTAATATTATTATTACTATCTTTTATTTTTTCTTTTAGTTCATCAATTATCATTTTTCTTAATTTTTTTGTAAGAGCATAAATTACTGATGTATTAGAAGTTTGAATATCAATAACATTTCTATCTGTCTCGAAATCTTCTTTATTCATAGATAATAAGTGTTCTTTAAATATGGAAACATCATCGCCGCGATAAACTAGCATTTCTTCAATATTAGTATTAACAATATCAATATCCATAACTATTTAATAATAATTATATATCTTATTATTATATAATAATAAAAAAGTCAATTTTTATTAATTATTTGATTTTTTGCATATTCAATAATTCTTGGATCAATATAACTATTTTTACATACTGTAGGGGTATTATGTAATTCGATAGCTGTTAATTCTAAAGCTTTTTTAATAGGATTTTTGCAATTATTTGATTTATTTAAAAATTTAGTAAATAAATTATTAGCATTCCATGTCCGCAAATCTTTAGAAGTAATTTTGACACCTAATTTATCTTCCAAATAATTATTAACATCAGTTGAATTTATGCGAATATTATTGTAAGTAAATATGTATTCGTCGTTTTCTTTATTATCTTGATATGCAATTAATTTTTTAGATATATACTGATATATATATTTATTCTTGCATACAGATTTATTACGAACACCTTTTTTACCGATAAAATCGAAAATTATATGGCATTTTTTATTATCACAACTTATATGAGATAATTTTAATGTTGTAAGTCCATATGAATTATTTTCTTTTTCGTATTTTTTATTACCAATTCTAAATCCGCAGCACAATATTAATGTTATAATCATAGCATTAATTTTAGTTTTTTCATCAGTAGATTTTATATCCTTAGAAATACAATTCTTTATTTTCAAAAAATATTTATTACAATCTTCGATCTTATTATATTTTTTGCAATTTTGAATATTTATATATTTAGGATTGTATATAATCTGTTTTCTATTTTTACTATCATACCCATATGCTAATATTTTCTTATTATTAACTATTGTAACATTATCATACGCAGGAGGGATTTTCATTTTCTTTATTTTTTCTAACAAAATCTTATCGGTAATTTCTATATCATTTTTATAGTATTTAAATCCAGTAATATAAGTACCAATGCGTTTTATTTTCATTGTTTAACTATTATAAATAAAATATAATTGTGATGTTATAAAATGATATAAACATATAATAATATATGTATTCATAAACTGAATACATAATGGCACAAACTAAAAAACCTGCTCAACCTGCTTCGTCCACTTCTCCGGTCGTAACTCCCGCGCCACCTGTAGATTTGAAACAACCACCTAAAAAGGGCGTTGTTTCAAAAGTAGTCGAAGATAAAACACCTGCTCCTAAAGATACTAAAGCACCTAAGACTGTTGTAGTAAGTGCTCCTGAAACTGTCGAACCTGATTCTAGCATTCCTGTAAATGCAGATGGTACTCCTGTTAAAGATAACCTAGTTGGTACTATTATCGAAAAAGTGAATACTCTTTTCACTAGTTTCAAAGAAGTTCAAGCACTTCTAAAGGTTCTAAGCAAGGAATATGACAAACAACAAAAAATAATCGAGAAAGCCCAAAAGAAACGTCAAAATGCAAAAAACTCTCCGTCAGGATTTGCTAAACCCAATAAAATATCAGATGAACTATGTGATTTTATCGGTGTTCCTCACGGCACTGAGAAATCACGCACTGATATTACCCGTTTTATCAATACTTATGTAAAGGAACACAACCTCAACAAACCAGAGAACAAGCGTTTTATTCTACCTGATGATAAACTTAAAAAAATTCTAAATGTCGGAGACAAAGAGGATATCAATTATTTTATTCTACAAAAACTAATCTCTCACCATTTTCCCCCATCTGCAAGCAAACAAGCGCAAGCTGCCGCTGCCTAAATAATTTTAATAATTCTTATTTTTTCTAAATATAATAAAAATTGATATAAATGAATAATTATATATTAATATAAAACAAATATGCAAGTCGCGCATAACATTACTACTACAAACAATGGAGGAGTTGCTTTAAAAAGTACAAATAATATTATCGTAGATTATTTTATGTTATTTATGAGAGATTTAGATATTCAAACTAGTCACGATTATCTTGAAAAGTGTTGGAAAGAAGATCCTAAAAAAACAGTAGCAATTATTTTCAATGGGCGCGATAGAGATAAGGGGAAAAAAGAAAAAAAGGTAGCAAATGATGCTATGTTGTGGTTAAGAAAAAATAAATTTACTACATATATTAATAATATTAAAAAGTATATTGAAAAATATGGATGCTGGAAGGACCTCAATTATATTGGATATAAGTTAAAGAGTTCTGATCAAAAGTATGAACTTGGACTATTTGCTGATAAATTAATTGAAGATAAAGCGAATTTGAGTAATAATAAAAGCGTATCTCTATGTGCTAAATGGGTATCTAGCGAAAATGATAAGTACGATAAAAAGAGACATTATGCAAAAAAAATTGCAACAATTATCTATGGGAGCAAAGATACAAATAAAATGGAAAAATATAGAAAGGAGTATTTGGTACCTTTGAGAACACATATTGATATTGTCGAAAAAAAATTATGCGAACAAAAATGGGGAGATATTAATTATGAAAGTGTTCCTGCCGTTGCTTCAAAAAATTTAAAAAATACATTTATTAAACATGATGAAGCAAGATATAAACAATATCTTGAAGATGTAAAAAATAATAAAAAGAAGATCAATGTTACTGGAATTCTTCCTCACGAATTGGTAGGTAATTATATTACAAATATGAGATGTTTTGATAATGTTCCTATATGCGAAACTACAGAAATGCAATGGAGAACAATTATTGAAAATGTTAAGAAATCTGGTAATTTTAATAATACTATATCTGTCGTAGATTTATCAGGGTCTATGTTTAATGCTGCAAATGGAAGTATTCCTGCACAAGTTGCAATTGCACTTGGAATTATTACATCTATTTGTTGTACAGGACAATTTAAGAATAAATTAATTACTTTTAGCGAAGACCCAGAAATTGTAAAGTTGACTGATAAACTCGATGAAGATACCGATTTGATTCCTACTCTCCACGAATGTATCTCAAACCTTCTAAAAATCGATTATGGTTTTAGTACAAATTTTGTTAAATGCAATGATTTAATTATAAATTATGCAAAATTATTTAATGTTCCCCAAGAAAATATGCCTAAAAAAATGTTTGTATTTACGGATATGCAATTTAATAATGCTTGTAGTAATGAAAGAATCACTTTTGAAAATAATGATTCTAATGATTCATTAGATACAGTATATAAAACAATTGTTAAAAAATATAAGGCAAATAATTACGATGCTCCTAAATTTATATTCTGGAACCTCAATTCTAATAGCAGAGAAGTTTTCCCTGTAAATTGCAAAACTGAAGGTACTGCAATTGTTTCTGGATTTTCTGAACAACTTCTTAAAATTTTCATGAATTATGATGACTTTAAACCAGAATTTATTGTAGATGAAATTTTAGAACCATATATTAAAGAGGTTATCATATGTGATGATTAGTTACAATTAGTTACGATTAGTTACAATTAGTTACGATTAGTTACGATTAGTTACGATTAGTTTGCATATAAAAGTATATATATTATTTTTTATTTTTTAATAATTTTTAATGATAAATATTATAAAAAATTGATTTATATAGATTAATATATAATTAATTAATTCTCATGAACTTTACTAATAAGGATTATTTTGCAATTATTGTTAATAATTTGCAAAACTATTGTGAACTAAAAAGTTGAGTGAGATTAATAAATCATCAAATATCTTTATAAAAAAAGAGACGAATTTAAAAGATATAGTGAGAGAAAAAAGAATTAAATATAATTGTGATATGTTAAAATGTAATTTAGTTAAAAAATATAGTTATGAACTTAATAATGATTATAATAAAACAATAAATAAACTAAAGAAAAGTACAAAAAATTATATGACACTTACAGATAAAGAATGTTTGTATCTAACATTTAGAAGAAATACTATTCAATATACTAATTTGATGAATAAACGTTGTTTACCTTATTTAGAAGATATTATTTCATACTATTTTAATGAAAAAAATAAATTTAATGCTGGATTAAACACTAAAATGATATCATTATATGTATCAAAGTATTTATATAATATCATATTATCTTATAATAATAATTATAAATTGAAAAATAAGAATATTGTTTTATGGATATCATAGATATCATAGATATCATATAATATTTAATTAGAATAAGCGAGACCACCCATACCAGATAATATACGTAATACATTATAATTTACGGCATATATGTAGATATTTCCGCTTATAGATGAGGATAATGAAAGAACAGCGGTATCTATACGAGACATATTAAGAGTACCACTTGGTTGATGTTCTTCAGGTTTTAGAGCGAATGAATAAACATTTATGCCTTTATGGAAGTCATCTGGAGTATTTTCGTGATGTTGGTAAGGTTGGACTAAAGAAAAATATTCTCCTTTTCTTTGCGCAAAACGATCATTACCGTTAAGCATTATTTTAGCTTGCCTTACTGGATTTGTTGAATTATAATAATCATTTACAGTTGCTGTAGTAACTCCCGATAATGGAGTTGCAGTAGAAAAGTTATTCCAATATACACCGTCTTCATTTTTTTTTATAGCCCATACAAGTTCTTTGCAAGGATGATTAAAATTCATACGCATACTTTTCATACCATCGTCATTGGTAGAAGAAGTTATATTATCAGTTCCTGTGAATTGTAATTGTTCAATTAAATATTCGTGGGATAATTGAGCAAATCTTCTGCGTTCATCAGTATCTAAGAATATATAATCGACCCATAATTTAGAGTCTACTAGACTTATGTTATTTACGTTGTAAGTACTGTTTTTTAATGTAGAATCATTAAAAGTTGTATTTTTAGTGTCTTTATCAAATAAGTTAGCGGCAGTTTCATATTCGATATTTATTTTAACTTCGTGATATTGTAGAGCAATTAAAGGAAGTGCTAGACCTACATTGCGACAAAACCAAAATTCTAAAGGAACATATAATTCATAAGATTGAGATTCATTTAATTGTGTGCAATTATTATCTTTATTTGCACCAACCATCTTATAATAACCTTCGCGTTTGCCAATAGGAAGAGATAACTCATTCCATATGTATAACCATTCAGAATAATGTTTATCTATACGTTGACCCCCAATTTCAAGTTCAATAGTTTTCAATAATTTTTGTCCAAAATTAGGAACTAATGCAACTTTATTAGCGTTACCAACGGTATCTGAATTATTTTTTATTTTTCCGTAAAAGTAAATACGGTGTATTAAATCACCATTGCGGGTTAGTTGAAAAGTTGCGCGCGAACCTAGAGAAGTACCTCCTGTTGCCGTTTGTTCAATAGCTTCAATAGCGAAGTTAGTATGACGACGATAAACTACTTTGAAAAAGGTAATTTGAGGATTACCAGTTAAATAAACATCCTGAGCACCATAAGCTACTAATTGAAGAAGACCACCACCCATTTACGCTATATTCTTTATACTATTAGAGGAGAAAAAAAAAAGGGATATTATAGCAATTTAACAACGTATAAGATAATTAATATAATTTAATTAGAATACGCTAAACCTCCCATACCTGATAATATACGTAATACGTTATAATTAACAGCATATACATGAAGATTTTTAGAGAATCCATTATTGATATATCCTGGAGTCATATCTATATTAAGAACAGCAGTATCAATACGAGACATATTGAGAGTACCGCTCGGTTGATGTTCTTCAGGTTTTAGAGCGAATGAATACACATTAATACCAGGGTTTGAAGGTATATTTTCGTGATGTTGATAAGGTTGTATTAAATTGAAATAAGAACCAGGTCTTGATGAAAAGCGATCATTGCCGTTTAATACGAGTTTAGCGGATACAACAGGGTTTGTTGAAGAAACTGCACTGGTTTCTGCATATAATTTACCATTAGAATCATAAGTGTTTGGATCAGTAGAATAATTTATCCAATTATTATTTTTTGTATGTTGGTTTGCATTATGGTCGCATGTAGAAACCCAGACTAATTCTTTGCACGGATGATTAAATGATAGTTTTGGTTTCATGCTTGCGGCATTTACAGTTTCAGCACCAGTAAATTGTAATTGTTCTATTAAATATTCATGTGATAATTGAGCAAATCTTCTGCGTTCATCAGTATCTAAAAATATGTAATCGACCCATAAATTTACAGATGATAGTTCTTTTATAGCTGAAGTCGAACCTTGGCATTTAGTTTTTTCTTCGAATAAAATATTTATCTTAACTTCATGATATTGTAGAGCAATTAAAGGAAGCGCTAGACCTACATTGCGGCAAAACCAGAATTCTAAAGGTATATAGAGATTGGCATTTTGTAATCTGGCGATGGTATTATTAGAACCAACCATTTTTTTATAAGCTTCTTTTTTAGATTTAGGTAATGAAAGTTCATTCCATATATACATCCAGTGAGAATAATGTTTATCTATTTTTTGACCACCTATTTCAATTTCTACATAATTAATTAAGCGAAGACCGAAATAAGGACAAACCGTTTCAGCAGTAGTATCACCAGAAGTATAATCAATAATAGATAAATATACGCGATGTATTAAATCGCCATTTCTTGATATTTGACAAGTAACACGATTGCCGAAAGTAGGAGTTCCGTTAAAAGTTTGTTGAATGGCTTCAATAGCGAAGTTAGTATGACGACGATAAACTACTTTGAAAAAGGTAATTTGAGGATTACCGGTTAAATAAACATCCTGAGCACCATAAGCTACTAATTGAAGAAGACCACCACCCATTTACGCTATATTCTTTATACTATTAGAGGAGAAAAAAAAAAGGGAATTATATAACACATTTTATTATAACTAATTAGAATACGCTAAACCACCCATTCCAGATAATATACGTAATACATTGTAATTAACTGCGTATATATTAATACCAGTATAAGAATATTCTGCAGCACTAGGCATACCTACACCGGTAGCAGAAAGATCTTGAACTTCAACCATTAAAGTAGCAGTGTCTATACGAGACATATTGAGAGTGCCACTTGGTTGATGGTCCTCAGGTTTAAGAGCAAACGAGTATACATTGATAGGATTATTAACGGGAACATTAGTATGATGTTGATAAGGTTGAACGTGTGTGAAGTATAATCCTTCTCTTACTGCAAAACGGTCATTGCCATTTAATTGTAAAATAGAGGTTATGAAAGGATTATTGTAATTATCAGCAGTCGGTGTAACTTGATGAATATAATTACTACTATATGAATATGATGAAGTGCCACTTATTAAAAACGGCGCGGTATTATCAGCTATAGCAGTTTTCGCTAGATTATAATCGTACCATCTTGCTTTTTTGTGTGTTCCAGAACTTTTTGCTACCCAGATTAATTCTTTGCAGGGATGATTGAAGTTTAATTTAATACGGTTACTTTTATTTACAAGAGATTCAGTACCAGTAAATTGAAGTTGTTCTATTAAATATTCATGAGATAATTGAGCAAATCTTCTACGTTCATCTGTATCTAAGAATATATAGTCTATCCATAATGAGGCGGAATTTATTTCAGGAAAGGCAGCAGCAGAAGTAGCGGCGTCAGCTGCAGAAACAGAGCTAGCAATTAAACAATTTACTTTTGTTTCAAATTCAATTTTTACTTTAACTTCGTGATATTGAAGAGCAATTAAAGGAAGTGCTAAACCTACATTACGGCAAAACCAGAATTCAAATGGTATATATAATGTAGTATTTTTATTAGTTGTTATATCTTTATCCGCACCGACCATAGTATCATAAGCATATCTTTTGCCCATAGGTAAAGATAACTCATTCCATATGTATAACCAATCGGAATAATGTTTATCTATTTGTTGACCACCAATTTCTACTACTACGGATTTTATTAAGCGTAGACCTAAGTAGTTAACATATGAATCAGTAGCAGCAGTGCTAGTTTTCTTGGGCACATCAACTTGTAAATACATGCGATTAATTAAATCGCCGTTGCGCGATATTTGACAGGTTATTGTGTTTCCATATCCAACATTTCCATTAAATGTCTGCTGTATAGCTTCCATAGCGAAGTTAGTATGACGACGATAAACTACTTTAAAAAAGGTAATTTGAGGATTACCAGTTAAATAAACATCCTGAGCACCATAAGCTACTAATTGAAGAAGACCACCACCCATTTACGCTATATTCTTTATACTATTAGAGGAGAAAAAAATATAGATTATATGACACAAATTTAATTTTGTATATAAACCTTAATATTTATAATTCAAATATAATGATGTTTAAAGAGAAGTCATCAAAGAAAAAGGTCTCTGTTGATATAAATGAAACTTTTACATTAGATGCAATGCATAATAATATGATAAAGGATTTTGAAAAGAGCGATAAAGAAAAGTTGTATTTCAAAAATAAACTAAAATTTTGCGAAGAGGAAAAAAATAATATATTAAATATTATTAAAAATAGTACAGATAAAGATATAAATAGTAAATTATGGTTTAGTAATATAGAACTAAGCGAAGAAATATTAGATATAAAATCAAGATTAAATGAGTTAAATAAATTAGATGAAATAGAATATTATAAAAATACAAGTGATATATTATTTCAATATTATGATACTGTAAACAAACAGTCAGATATTAATCAAAATTTAAATTATTTAAAAGATGTAAATACTAAATCAAAAATATATAAGAAGGATAATAATAAAAAAAAGAAAGGTATTAACATTAATACAATCAACGTTTTGGAAGCATTAAATAATATAAATAATAAAAAACAAATTGAAGAAAAAACTTTAGATAACGAAAAAAACAATAGTTGCGAATATAATACCGGCGATAGAATTATTAGTAATTATAATAATAGTTATAATAATGATAATGATGATAATAGTTTTTATGAGAAGGGATTCATTGATAATGATACCGATAAGGATAAAACAGAAGCTCTACAAGATAAAAGTTCTTTAGTAGATAAATATATGGCGATAATAAATAATAAATATATCAGAACAGTTGAAGAAGAAAATATAGAAATTTGCAAGGTTTGTAAAAATAGTATGACATGTCTTCAATATGACGCAATAATAGTTTGTAATTTTTGCGGATATCAAGAATTATTATTAGTAGAGCAAAATAGACCTATATTAAAACAAAATACAAAGGATACTTCTCACTTTTGTTATAAAAGAATAAATCATTTTAGAGAATGGTGTAACCAAGTACAAGGAAAAGAAAGTACCGATATTCCAGATGAAATTTTTGAAAAAATTTTAATAGAGATTAAGAAGGAAAAGATTACAGATTTAAAGAAGATAACATATTTAAAAATGAGAGATATCCTAAAAAGACTGAGAATAAATAAATATTATGAACATATTAATTATATTATAAATAGAATTAACGGAATACCTACACCGCAATTTAGTCCAGAATTAGAAGATAAGTTGTGCAGTATGTTTAGAAGTATTCAAGCCCCCTTTTTAAAACATTGTCCTAAAGATAGGAAAAACTTTCTTTCATATAGTTATGTTTTATACAAATTCTTTCAAATATTAGGATTAAATGAGTATTTAAAGTATTTTCCATTATTAAAAAGTAGAGAGAAATTATATATTCAAGACCAAATATGGAAGAAGATTTGTATAGATTTAAATTATAAAATAATACCTTCCTTATAATTTACTAATATTAAAATGAGTACATAATTTTATTTTTCTTAAACTTTTATAAACTTTTATAAATTTCTAAATATTTTTTAATTATGTACTCATTTTTCACATATTACTTAAACCCAAATTATAGGTATTATTAATATAGGTATAATTTGTAGATAAATCAACCATATATAATATAATTGCAATTATAATTGTTAATGTTAATATTGTAATAGGTTCGAAACTTTTATATCTAATAAATAAAGCGATGATAGATACTATAAAACTTAGTAATATATAATATAATAAAACTTTTATATAATCACGACTCATTATTCTACCATATTAAAATATTTTAATATAAAAACATATAAGATTAAATATCTTAATATATATTAAGAATAAACAATATGACTGATGTGCAGAATCCAACACTTGTATCCACAAAAGAGGTAGATTATTTAGACGAAGATAAACCTATTAGAGGGCAAAATTTTGTTCTAGTTTCTTTTATTAGTCCTGAAGATGTTATTGTAAATAAAGAAGCCTATATCTTTACCAAATTTACTGAAAAATTCAGCGGAGATATGAAAAATCTTCTAGAAAGTATTAAAGAAAAATATCCAGATCAAAAAGATATGGTTAATACTATCATTGAAAATAATAATTACCTATTTAATCACGTAGAAATGAATGAGCAATTAAATTTTTTCAAATCAGTTAATAGCGAAGAATTAGAAAAGAATTATCATATTGATAATAACTTTATTACTTCTATTCGTGGAATTAAAGTAAGAGGTACTTTTGATACTATTGAAGAAGCAAAAAATCGTTGTGAATTTTTGAAGAAAATAGATAATAAATTTAATATTTATATTGCTCAGGTAGGTTGTTGGTGTCCTTGGTCTCCTAACCCAGAATGTCTTGAAAATCAAGAATATGCTGAAACTCAACTTAATACTCTAATGAAAGAGTATAAGAAAAATATGGACAATCGCGATGTAGTTTTTGAAAGCAGAAAACAAACAATTGCTTCAAATGCTGCTCCTGTTGGAACTACAGTTGGAACTACTAGTGAAAATATTAATGAAGAAGTAGATAATGTAGAACTAAGCGAAATAAAAGAAGAACTTGAAAAAGTTGATGCATGGAATCAAAGACATGTTGATTAGAATTATTTATATTTTTATTATTTT